TATCCCGTTTGCTGGTATCCGGATTTAAAACTCAAACCAGCACAAGGCGATACAGTAATCCTGTTACAACGTTTAATCGTTGGCTAAAGAACTGAAGTACCAGCCGAACCCCGGTAGGAATAGACGCATAGTTCGTCTCCATGTACCGGGACAAGGCATAACAATGAAAGGATACAAATGAAAAGAAAAATAGATAGTAACAACCTGCTGCCATGGTTCACGGAGGACCAGAGTCAGCTTCCTGCTGCATACGTTGCCAGCTGCCAAAGATTTTTTCTTGAGTTGGATAGGCTCCAAGCAGATAAGCGTCAAGCCTCAAGCACCAAGCTTCAAGCACCAAGCTTGACAGATGGTGAAGGATAGTATAGGATATCACCTATTAACTAATGAAAGGATACAAATGACAAACAAACCAGAACCAAACAAAGAGTACGCACTAACAGGAAAAACAGGCGATGCCTGCATTGCTAACGGCAGCAGCTGGAAAGAATCAGAAGTAAAAAAGAAACCAGAGACCAGCCAGCAGAAGATGGAGCGGATGGTGAAGAGCTATGCTAATGATATCACCGAAGGTGAACCAGGAACAGCATACGATTATATGGAAGACGTTTATAACATCGAATGGATCACAAGCCAGGACCACATTTACAAAGCAGCACGGCTGCTGATAGCAGGAAACGGTCCCAACATCTGGGTAAATTTACAGACCTACACTGTTGACGGTTACTGGGCTAGTGACAAATTCAGCTGGTCTTTTAGAGACAACATTGGCCTGGACGAATACCTTAAAGAGATGCATGAAGACAAATATTAAAGAACAACATCATGCCGGCCCCTTAAACGGGGTCGGTGTATCCCACTTAGAAATAGAGTATCACCACAATGAGTGGTGCAGGGTGAACGGTTACCCGGTTACCAGTTACAGGCCTCAAGCAGGCAGGCCCCAAGCATCAAGCTTCAAGCGCCAAGCTGTAAAAGTTTCAAGCGACAAGCCTCAAGCCCCTGGCTGCAAGCGGCAAGCGCCAAGCCACAAGCGTCAAGCTCCAAGATTCTAGAGCCTTCATAAAGTTTCAGGCCGCAAGCGTCAGGTGTCTTGACTAGGATAAAACTAGTCTTAGGATGCCTCACATGATAGGCTAATTGGTGAGATGACAGACGTACTTTGTTACTGGAAGATACCTTAAACTCAATTGTAAAATAGAAATGATTAGCGTTGTAACATAACGCATCTGGACAACCTAAAGAGGCTGTGTTTTCTATTCTTGTGTAGATAATCTCAGGTGTTTTAGTCTTAAAATATTTGTAAAACTTTGCTTCTGGACCCATACATTTTTAACGTAACTTAGGTTTACAGTTTATTCTTAATTTTACCCATTTTCCAAGACTCCATAGGTGATATCTGGATCACTATTCTATGTGTTTCACGTGTACCTATAATATTATTCTCCATTAAACTAACAGACATAATATCAAACAATCCATCAGGAGAACGAAACTCTCCATCAGGTAGTTTAACTTGTACTCGTGCATTTTGGCAGACTGGGGATTTTAAGAACTTATCTAACTGAGTTGCTAATAATTTTCCACTTATCATAGGTTGACCAATAACGTAACATAAGGTAAGAGTCAAGTATGCATAGAGTAGGATTAATAAACGCCTTAAATGATAAGTACGAAGCAGAAATATCTGCAGCTCATGCAACCATAAATATATACTTAAACAGCTCAGTAGGTATAGGCGAACATCCACAACACATAAGTGAATTAGATAAACAACTGCAAATAATAGTAGATGCAGAAGAGAAGTTAAATATACTAGAAGATTTCGAAGGATAGTAATGGGAGTACCTAAAAGATTAACAGAAATGCAGCAGAAGTTTGCCCACTTGTTGGTATCAAACGAAGGTAGAAAAAGTGCATATGAATGTGCTGAGGAAGCCGGCTATGAAAAAGACAGATGTAGAATAACTGCATCAGAATTAATGAATCCTAAAAAATATCCATTAGTGGTAAATTTTATTGGTACTCTTAGAGAAGAGTATCAGAAGAAGTATGAAGTTACCTTTGAGAGACATATAACTGAACTAGGTAAAATAAGAGAAGCAGCACTAAAAAAATCTGCCTTCTCAGCTGCAGCTAATGCTGAACATATGAGAGGTAAGGCAGCAGGATTATACATAGAACAAAAAATTATTAGAACAGGTAAACTTGATGACCTTAACGAAGAAGAATTAGAGAATCGTATGAAAGAGATTATAGATGAGTACTCACCTATATTAGAGGGAACAGATACAACAGAACTAAAAAAGAATGTTAAAGAAAAACAGAAAACAATACGATTAAAAAAAGTTAATCAATCTCATGCAGATGATTCTTAAGCATATCTAAGACCCAAGGATTATCTCTAAACATACCTATCATAAAATTAGACAGTTGATTTACAACCAGCTCTTCATGATCTTCTTTAAACAAAGGACCATTAGCTTGATTTAGTCCAGCAACATAAACAGCTGCATGCATAATCTCATGGAATGTTGTGTTAGCTCTCTCTTGACCACATAAATCATGTTGAATGTAAATAACACCATCTCTGTAATGATACTCACCATAACTTTCAGTCATCTCGTCTTTCTTCCAATCAGGTCTTACGTACTTAATCTTTATGTCTCTGTACCCAATCTTTACCCTGTCAGGTAGACCTTTTACTTCAATTGGTATTACTTCACCTTTTCTTTTTTGGTGTCTGTTTATTCTTCTGTTTTGAATAAGTTTTCTTTTTTTCTTTTTTTCCATAATAATGTGAGTTGTGTTTTTTGTGAAAGATATCAATAAATTCTGCCCAAGTCATTATAAAGTTTCATTCGGTTATAGTATTTTAATAGAAAAATTATAATATTTACCATATTTCATTTGAAAGCCAACCTATTGTTAGTAAAATCAATGTTTATTTCTACTCATATTCAAAAATCGTTGGTATTACTCACTAGTCACCTCGTCACCTGGTCACCTGTGTTTTAAAAGTACTGATTTACAAAAATCAATCTGTAGAATACCTACCACCAGGTGACTTTGGCGTAAAACGCCCTTGTTGCCTGTCACTTGTCTCCTGAACCTTGAATCTAGTGCCTTGTTTTAGACACATCTAGGCCACACTTCTGTTTTTGTAGTACATATCAACTTTTTCTAGAAACATGTGCTGATATTTGATAAACTCTTTTCCTTTTATCTGAAACTTCTGAAAGTAATTATCCGGAGTACACATTAGTATCACGCCTTGTGTTATCTCTGTATCATACACCTGGTTATGAGCCATCGCATACGCTGCTAACTGCATACAGTAGTCTTCTATCCAGGCTCTTTGTTTTGGTTTGTTACTCTGTTTAAAATCTATAATACTATCTTCATAGTCATACACACCAACTAAGTCTGTCGCTCCTGCATACAACCCTGGGTAGTGTAAAGTAACTTCTGATCCCCATATTTCTGATAGGTCACATAGTCCTTTTTCTATGATTACATCGGCCATAACCTTCGCAGTTTTGCCTTCCTCGGTTAAATCTAGGTGTCCTTGCCCTAAGATGTATTTCTCTAGATGCATGTGCATGTTAGTGCCTCTACTTGCAGCTGTATTCTTAATTCTATTAGCTTCTTCTTTACCGACTCTAGCAGACCATTTAGCTAGGCTTGCCTTTTTATCGTCACTTTGTGTAGCTTGTAATATAGTTGTAACACTGGGTAACTTCTCTTTACCTACAGCATAGGTCCTTAAACCGTCAGTTGTACTCCTGCTACATGGTGGGTAGTGATAGAGTTTATTCCATTTCATTTTTTACGTTTCTTTCTTTTAGATTTTTTATCATAGTCTTCTTGTTCTTTTATTAATTTTTCTGATGGATGCCAGACATCTACTGCAGTATGACATTTAGGACACGATAGATTACTAACAATATCATAATACTCATTGTCTTCTGTATCATGGTCGCCACCCCATATTAATTCTGTTCCGCAATGCCAACAATTCATAGTATCTTCCCTTTATTTTTACCTTGTTTAAGTTTGTATCTTTGAGTGCCATTAGCACCAATTTCTACTTCTTTACGTAAAAATTTAAACATACTAATTTGTTTAGCTTCTTCAAACTTCTCTTGAATATAGTTTAAGATTTTGCCTTTGTTTAATTTTTCACGTGTACTCATATCAATATCTTCTCCAACTTAACAACACATCCCATTGGATAAACGTTTCTATCTCCAAACAACTCATCATCAACATCGTGGCTAGCAAATGTACGTAGTAATTTTTTATCTTTACTATAAACATAGGCTTGTGACACCATCATGCTAGGCATAAACTTATCAAACTCAGGTTTTGTTGCCCAACCACTGTCACCACAAATATCTAACCACGTAATCTTATAAAAGTAATACATCTTTTTATTAATAAGTGTGTGTTTGTATTTAGATTTTTTTCTAATAACCATAATTTTGCCTTAATTGAATGTTGCGACACCTAAAGGGTCTAAATATATATATACCACTTTTTTTGAGAAAAAATATAAAAAGGTGTCGAATGGTCAAAAAGAGCACTCTAAATGACCCAGAACTGTTGCTAGAGTAAACGAATAACGTGCGACACCCAGGGTGTCGGCAGGGTGTCGGCAGGGTGTCGCAAGGGTGTCGCAAACTTGAAACAAAACATGAACAAGGTTCCTTGTACACCTGTTTGGGTGTCGATGCGACACCCGTGCGACCCCCTTGCGACACCCCAAGTGTCGCAAACTTGTGCCTAATTATTGCCACAATTATGCCTCATTTGACTCTTTTAACATAACGCATTTCACTTCCTGCATGATTCCATGCAGTTTCTATTTTTTCTTTTCCTTCGTCAGATAAAGAATAACACCCATTATAACTACCATAAATATGTCCTAAGTAAGAATGGACTTCATCACAAACATCTATATATTTATCACAATCATTACTATGAGCAAAAGACTCATTACTATAAACAAAAAAATCTTCACAATGATACACGTGTTTATTAATAGGTTGTATACCTGTTATTCCGTTCCAGTTCTCCTCATATTTATTGCCTCTCCAACATTTTCCCCCTGCAAAAGATGTGCCACCACTCTCATCTTCTCCTAAACTTAATACTGATCCAAAAATTAAAACAGAATCATAATTACCATACCAACCACTATCATGTATTTTTTTCTCTACTGACTTTGCATAGTCTGTTTCAAAATCTTTTTTAGTTTGATAAGGTTTTACTTCAACTAATATTTTTTTCCCTTTATCACCATAGATGGCAAAATCTGGTAACCATCCTTTTACATCTTCTAAAACTGGTTCATACTCAATGTTCCAGCCTAACTGTTTAAAAAATATGTATCGTTTACACTCATTCTTGCTTCTAAAATGAGCACCTTTGTATATTACTTCATGTGCTTTTATTTCATACATTATGTTTTATCCTTTCCATCTTTTTCAAATTCTTTTAACAACTCTGACGTGTCTACATTTGCTTGCTCTTTAGAATCATTCTTAAGTTTAAAATATTGATCTAATCGTTTAAGAAACTTATGTTTCCAAGATCTTAATTGAAGTCCTTCTATTATAAATTCTTGATAATATAAATCTGGCGTACATATCATAATCACACCTTGTTGAATGTTGCTGCCATGTACATGATCGTGTGCCATAGCATAAGCTGCTATTTGCATGTAGTAGTCTTCTATCCAATCAGATCGTTTTGCCTTATTTGACTGTTTAAAATCTATTATGGATTCTTTGCCATTATGCAATCCAACTAAATCTGTAGATCCTGCATACAAACCTGGGTAATATAATGTGACCTCAGACCCAAAATAACCATCAACAGGAGCTAGGCCTACGTCTATGACCTTCTGAGCCATAGTTTTAGCCAGTTGTCCCATTTCAGTTAAATCCTCATAACCTGTGTTTAATACATAGTTTTCTAAATATTTGTGCATGCTGGTTCCACGATTAGCTGATGTAGTTTTAATACGTTCTGCTTCTTCCTTACCCACTCTTGCTTGCCACTTGTATAGGAATGATAAATCTTTTGTTTGTCCAAGGACCGTGGTCACTGATGGAAGTCTATTGCCATCAACATCATAGGTCCGTGGTCCGTGGCCATTGATCTGCTCGTATTTACCATAG